GCCTAACATATTAAAAAGCAAGGCCTACGAGAATCTACCTGTAGTTGCTGATATCTGTCTTCCATACTTATATTTGATTACAACCTGTCCTGCCTGCCATCCAACCTTTTCACGTTCTGGTTCTGGGGAAAGGAGGTCGATCAGTGAGACCGAAAAGAAGATAAATGGTGAATTTGAGCCTATAAAGTTGTTTATATCTTTTGCTGTATCGTCCATTCTTCTGAATAGATCTAGCATTAGGTTTTGGACTTCTGCAATCTCTGCATATGACTTGGAGTATATGGTAAACATCATTGAATCTCTGCATATCATCCAGTTGTCTTCATATCCATCTGCTACATAGTCATAGATAATGTGATTTTTGTCTGCTAGGGCTCCGTCCAACAAGGCATCCTGCTGTGATGGAAGAATAGGTATCATTGTAAATTCAGTTCCGCTCAATAGATCAATCTGATAGTCTGATGGCTCAAACATCTTTTGACCAGCTTTAACATTTGAATCGGTTGTACTTAGCTTACTCCACAAGAAGTCTCTTACGGCTCCTGCTGCATTTAATGAATAGTTTGCCATTATATTTTGTTAGCCTCCCTCAATGCACTTGCCTTGGCAAGTGATCTTACAGCCTCTGGAGATATTCTTCCAATAGACAATTTGCTTGAAATCATAGCTGGAACTTTGGTAGAAGTTTTTGTTGCTCTGGTGACAGCACCCTTAACGCCAGAGTCTTCAATACTAGTATTTACCATATTGCTCTTAAAGAATCTTTCGTAGGTTCTTCCAAATCCGTTATAGACATTGTTCCCGCCTGGATTTTTAACTCTGACACTCTGGCCTTTTGGAAGTACAATTAGCTTTCCATCTCTTCCCTCAAAGGCTAATCTTATTGATGCCGCTTTAGGTCTGATGGTTACTGGAATTCTATATTCCATAATTCTTGCTTTCTCTTTAAACACATACTTCTTTAGTGATCTTGTGTTTGGGACATTTGATCTGGATTGCTTAAATGAATATGACAATGACATGTTGTATCCCGTAGAAGGGGTCATATCAAGGCTCCAGAGCCTCGCTGAGGGGTCTCCAGCTCTTCTCCACTCATATACGTGGTGTAACCTAGATGTGTAGCTCCTAGCCTGTGCGTCTGTATAAAATGAAAAGTCTTTGTTTATCTGATTAAAGATCTTTGTCTTTACTGCTTTCTGGGTTAATGAAGAATTAACTAAATAGTCTAATGCTGCTGCTTTGTAATATAGTGCTGATGCTATCTTGGCTATTGATCCATTATCTTTAATCATGCCTTTGCTTCCGCCCATAGACATAACTTGCTCGGCAGATTTGATTTGTGAGATTATATTAGACTTCAAGTTTCTGAACCTCTGAGCGCTTTGCGCTAACATTGAATGATAGTATCTGTCCAAATGGATCAATAACTGGGGTTACTCCCATTACGTCAAATATAGTAGGGGTATCATAATTATTGCTAATTAATTCAAACCAGATTACTTCGTCTCTGTCATTTCTAATATTGGTAAGTCTTTGCGTCTTTGTTGTCTTGTACTTTGTTTCAATAATAATTCTTTCAGTATTTTCGTATCTTTCACCAGTCTTTTCTGAGCTTCCGCCAGTTCTTCCAGTTTCTGATATATAGCCTCTAGCCAAGCATGGCTCTGTACTTTTGTATCCCCACTTTTTTACAAGTGCTCCTGTGTTTTCGTCTTGTGAAACAATGACCTCATAAACATCCATCTTCATGTTTAGGGTAGATTCTATAAGGCCTCTTGACATTAAATAACCACCATACGGTTAGCAACAAATGGCTCAAGCATTCTGTCTACTGCAGAGTTGCCCGTTCCAGTAAATGCTGCTGGAGAAATATCAACGCTCCAGTCACCAGTTTGCATAGACTTAACGTACTTCTCCTTCCATGTGGTGTCTTGGTGGAAAAAGTCATTTGCCAATCTGATTGTGCAATCATAAATTTCAATTGGAACATTCTTGTATCCAAACAAACCTTCAATGCTGTACTTTGATCCATTATTAAAGTATCCAGCATTTGGTCTATCGGCTTGGTAAGGGTAAGATTCAAATACCTCTAAGCCTGCGCCCTTATCTATAGCAATTGCATAGTTAGTATCTGTAACCTTTAATGTTACTTGATTATTTGCTGATGCTGAATCGTAAACTAGAACGTCGTTCTCGTATACCTTAGATATAGACTCAATTCTTTCTGGAAGCAATAATACATCTACTCCGTCGCCAAGGACTGAGATAGTTTTTTGTCCGTAGTCAAACTTCTGTCCAGTGAAGGCATTAATCTTAAATCTTGCATATCTTTCAGCAGACATAATTTCGTCATATGTCTTGTAGTTTGTATCTACTGTATCTACTCCATATCCAGAGTAATCAACAATGTCTGCAACTGTAGCATATGGTCTTGTGACAAGATAGTGCTTACGGTCAGAGAATACTGTTCCAGAAATTGTATAGTCAATCTTTAAGTAGAAATACTTATATGTTGTTGTTGCTGTAATCGGCACATATACAAAATAGCTTCCTGCATCTACATCAGTATTGTTTGCAGTTAGTGTTGTTCCAGTGATGGCATCTTCATAGTAAATTGTTACCGTTGGCCCTGAATCTGGATCCTTGGCTATACCGTTATAGTAAGTCTTAAAGTTAATGGGCCCATTAGTGCCACTATGAATCTCTGCCATTTATTATCTCCTTATGAGTAGTATTCGTTAACTTCTCTAGGTGTAGCTAAACGAAAACCTTCTTGCGTGTCTAAAATCTCCATAGCACTTTCCATAGCCATTGCTACAAATGGGTGCTCCTGGCTAAAACTGTATCCATAAACATGATAGCTTTTGTTCATTCTTTCCATCTTTACAAGAGCAGAACCTGGGTCCTGATTGAAATCTTCCGCATTGCTAAACGCTGGTGGTGGTGGAACTAAGTCTCTTTCCACTCCCTTTAAATTATTAATAAGGTCTGAGGTTACTCCCTCTTCCGCTAGAGCTGCAAGAACTTCGGCTTTGGTCTTTGCGGACTCTATGTCTACAGCAAATTCCTCTGCTACCTTTTTTAGTTCCGCTAATTTCATTGACTCTAATGACATTTGTTTCTCCATTTCTTTGTTTTAATTATAGCATTTTACAGACTATAAAGGAAAAGGACCCCTTTAAAGAAAGGGGTCCTTCTCACAGATTTTGTCCTAATTTATAATTATGGACGTGATGCTGGAAGATTTGTGTAGCTTCCGCCAGTTGCGGCTGCGAAGTCACGTGTATCGTATCCTGCTGCAACCTTAACGTTCTTGACGACAACGAATGCGTCAGGATTTTCGATTGCTGTACCAACGCGAAGGAACAGAGTATATTCTGTTGTATCCTTCTTTGGCTTGAACTCACGGTGTACTGTAATGTCACGCTTCACACCAACAATAATGTTGTCTGGGAATGTGAGGTGTACGTCTCCGTGTGCACCTGATGGACTTGAATATGTTCCAGTCTGGTTCTCGTCTAGAAGTGGAACTTCTAGTACTGGGATACCGTATGCGTAAGGGATTACGCCTCCTGGAGCACCATTATTAGCTGCAACATCTCCACGAACGATAGAAGATGCGATATCTTCTGGTGATCCTGGAAGTGCTGTTAGGCTGTATAAGTAGTCCTGTACCAAATTGCTTCCTGTAAGGAAACGTAGTTGGTTGCGACGTTGCTTGTAGCGACGTGGCATCTTCTTTAGAGCGTCATTGAAGATGCTCTTAGAAATTGTTGCACCTGCTGCGTCAACAACATTTGCTTCTGTCTTTGCGATGGTTGTTACACCCTTGAATGCTTTTAGAAGTGTATCTGAGCCTGTTCCAACTCCGTTAAGGATAAGATCCTCAACATCGTTACCAACCTGAGTTGCCATCAATCTTGCGATGTGGTCTTCTAGGTCTTGGCCCTCAATGCCGTCTTCTAAAGATTCAGTTGAAAGCTCCCAATCTAAACGGAGCTTCTTTGTTGCAAGAGAGATCTTAGCGAACACAACTGATTGTGCTGCTCCTGTATCAGATGCTTCTGTAGCAACCTTAAGGATTCTTTCGCCTACACCGATCTTGTCGATTTCTTGAATGTCAGAACGCATGCGAATGGTTCTAGCAAACTTTGTTACAACTGTTGCATCAAACATATAGTCGATAAAACGGTTAGCTTGATCTGGCTTTAGTAAGCCACCACGAGCTGCGTCATCGCCTGATACGCCAAGAGCGTTGGCTCCAGTCTGCGCTGTAACTACTGCTTTTTCTAATAGTTCATTACTCATTTGTTTTTTCACCTGCCTTGTCTTTAGAGAATTTCACGAACACCGAGGAAAGTGCCGTTCCACTTGCTTTTCTTAATTGGTTCATCATTAGACCCGCCAAGGTCTGCTGACTTTTTGATAGCAGTTGATGTTTCAACTGAATCAATTCTTTTTTCTGTTGTTGTAAGAGCATCTGTCATGCCCTTTACGATGCCAGAAATTTCATCGTACTTCTTTGCAAGATCTTCGATCTTTGATTCTGCACTCTTAACAAGTTCCTCAACGTTGTTACGTACTGACTCTAGACCTGTTGCATTCTCAGATGCATTCTTTGCAAAGTTATCAGCGAAGAACGACTTGAGTTCATCAAGCTTCTTTGCGAAATCTAACTCTTCTACGGCGATCTCTTGAATATCTGCTGCCTTTTCGACAACTTCTTCATCGCCCTTTGGAGCTTCTGCGGCAACTTCTGCTGCCTCAACTACTTCCTCAGCTGCTGGTGCTTCAACAACTGCTTCAGCTGCTGGTGCGTCTACAACTTCAGACTGAAGTTCTGTATTTTCTGCCACTTCTGTACCTCCTACATTGGCTGTGTTTTTATTTAAATTAACGCCGTCGTTAGCTTCACGACGTTCTTCTGCGATATTTTCAATCTCAGAATTCTTTTGTACAAATGAATCAACAATTAACTTAATTGATTCTGCTTTGGAAACATCAGATGATTCTACCCATCCGATTTGTTCCATATTGCATGAGCAGTTATCACAAGTTGCTGTATCATTTTCTGATGTTATTGCAATTGAATCTTGACCACACCAAAAAATATTCTCTGGCGTGATGCCTGTTGCAATTCCCTTCATAACCATAGCTCCATTAACTTTTTCAATAGAAAAAATATTTGCTAACTGATTGGCTGGATTATCTACAAGGGACAACTCTACTAAATCATAATCTTTTATGATTCTTACTGGCTCTTCTTGACCTTCAATAAATTCATTGTCTGACTTCTTAATTGATCCGCCAATTGAGAAACCAGAAAGAGTGCCATCAAGAACTTTTTCCCAAGTATCTTGTGCACCCTTTGAAACATAAGATGTCACGTAGACACCATTATAAACTTTACCTTCTTTTGGATCGTAATAACTTTTAGGTTCAAATGCTACAACTTTTCCTACCGCCATAGGCTGGTGCATTTCTCTAACATTGCCGCGGAATCTCATGAATGCTCCGAGTGAGGCTTCAGAAGAAACGATATCTCCATGTGAGTCTACATTGTCTAGTGTTGCGTAGCCAGAGACTGTTCGCTTGTTTTGATCGACCTTGGAAAACGGAATGCTCAACTTAATGTTGTTCCCGCTTGTGGTCCAATTAGACTTAGTTATTTCCATAGTGTTATTATAATATCTCTTAGTAGATTAAAACGCAAATACCAGTCTATTGAGTTTGACGTCCGTCGCCTTGAGCATTTCTGCTTCCATCGTTGTCTGCCTGATTTGCCTGTCTTTCTTGATCTCGCTGTCTGTTGCCTGTGGCTTGAGTTGTTAACTCAGCGGCTGCTTTTGCGTTCAATTCAACAGGTACATCTCCACCCGATAAACCTTGTAGTCCCATTCTAGCACGAATTTCATTCGGAACAATGACCTTCATTCTTAGGTATCTCTCATCAATCTTTGATTGAGTGTCTTCATCTGTCAATGTTAATTCATTGAATTTGATTAAGAACATATCTGTCTTTTCGGCAATAATCTTACCAAGCCTCTTCTCAAGAGTTCTCTGAGAAGGTCTACATACCTGCTCTTTAAATGTCTTGTCTGCATCCTTTGCATTTGCAAGGGATACTCCTTGAGGCGTTCCAATCTTGCTGATTGGGACTCTATGAGACATTAATATTTCATCTCTATTAGCACTCTTATATTTGTCGAATGACGAGTCTTGGACTCCTGCCTCGACTGCCTCCATCTTAAACTCTACCTTTGAGTCAGAGTTATCTGAAGGAAGAGGGATGTATAAGGAGCGGTGATTCTTGCCCTTTAAACCTGTCTGGAAGAACTCTAGGAGCTTTCTTTCGGCATCGTTGGACAACTTTGCACCCTTGACTGTAATAATGTATCTAGGGACCGCTTTGTTCTCAAAGTAGTCTAAGTTAAATCTTGCTGCAAATTCATTTCCTGCCATAGCATTCTTGGAAGAAATGATATCTGGGACTCCATAGAATCCGTTTGTTGGTGTGTAGTTCTTGAAATGAATAACTTCATTTGGAACAACATCTGAGGTAATAGGGTTTGGGGTTTCAGTATCTCCATAGTTTCTAAAGAATACAGTTTGGTTTCCAATGATCTGTACAAAACCATCTCTCATTCTACGGATACGCATTGATGCTGATGGAACATGTCCAATATAGCCAATCTCTCCAGTATTCTTTCTGCCAACCTCTACATAGCCGTTGCCAGTAGTTTCATAATCTTTCCACACTCTAGCAAGAGTCTCTACAAATGTTTCTTCCTCATTAGTATTCTCTAGCCATGTGTGCATCTGAAGCTTTAATCTTTCAAGCTTTCTACGTGCTCTTTCTAATCCTTTTTCATCTTCTATATCAGAGAGTCTTTCTTTTGTTGCCTCGCTCTCAACAAAGTCGTAGCCAAGTCCTACGATGTTTGCAATCTTTGCATTTACTGCTGCATAGTGCGGTGAGGAAATCTCATAAATCTTTGCAAGGTAGTCCAGGTTATACGGAGGCATAACGACATCTAGGATGCTGTATCCAGTAATCATAAATGGCTCTACGATTGCTGTACTCTGTGATCCATCTCCACGAAGGAATTTTGTAAAGTCTGTTCTAGCAACTTTCTTTTTAAAGTTAGTGCTAAATCCACCCATCTTCTTTACTTCGTCTAATCCACGACTAAATGGGTCTCCATATTCGTTTCCACGAACACCAGCGAACATATCGCCTGATCCACTTATCTCGATTGTTTCTGTGTCTTCAATAAACTCAGCGGCCATTTTGTACCATCCTCTTTGCGGCGTCTAAACCTTCTCCAAGATCCCATGGGTCTGGTGTTAGGCCAGCATGTAGTCTTGCTTCTTGTGCTGCATACTCTTCGTCAGAAACCTTTCTGCGACCTGGAAGAAACTTTGGTTCGCCCTCAGTAACTCCATATCCTTCTGCTGCTTCTTTCAAAATTTTAATTTTTTCTGCGTCCCCATAAACCGCTGGGATCAACATGTAGTGACCTTCATCGTCTCCTACCCATTTGCCATCTGGCATCTCCCAGACATAGACTCCGTACTTTGTCTTGTCTGCAACTACCTTGGCTTTACCTAATTTATTTAGCATATGTCTATTCTACCATTTTCTATCATATAAGTCCATAGCTGGATTGGCTATGGGTGAATTATTGTGTTGAAAGAACTACTTTGTCCACATTATAGCCAGAATACGAATCTGAACCTATAGATATGGACTCTGAAGATGTTGCCTCTGAAACTCTAGATGTAAGATGTTTATAATGTGAAATAG